ACCGGGGGTGCTACCCGCCGCAGTGTCGAGCACGACCTGTGGTTCCACCGCTGGCAGGCTGAGAACTACCCGGAGGTGTGACAAGGTTTACCTCGTCCTGACTTGCGGATGGATGGAGAGGCGGGTCCCCCGTGACCCCGTCGGGACTCCGAGACTCCCCGACCCCGCTCCCCGACCTGAGAAATCTCACAAGATTCTCCTCGTTCTGACTGGTATCCGTCTCACCGACCCGCTACAGTGGACGTCATGGCTACATCCCTACCAACCGAACAGCAGTACGAACTGGTCTACCAGGGCATCTGTGCCGTCGCCGCCCGTTGTGACGGTGCCCAGTCCGAGGATGGTGTCGGCTTCAATGGCCAGGACACGCACTTCGGTCGCCGGGTCGCCATGGTCCCCTTCACTGAGTGGACCGATGACGTCAAGGCTGAAGCTGCCCGTGTGGCCAACACGTATCAGAAGCAGATCCTGAGCTACACCGACATCGACGTCACCACGCTGGACGTGGTCTCTGAGGCCCTGGGCCGCACCACCAACCACCAGGCCCGTGACGACGCCCGTGGCTACGAACGCAAGGCCAAGGGTGCTGCCCAGATGGCTGAACGTAAGATCGATGCCGTGGGCAGCATGCTGGGCATCTTCTATGCCAAGAAGGACCCCGAGTTTGGTGAACTCCTCGATGCCTGCAAGGCCCTGCCTGGACGCAAGTTTGACTGGGACCGTAAGTGCAACGTGGTGCCCGCCTCCGAGGCCGTCGAGGACTTCGTGCTCACCTGGGACTTCCCAGTGACTGACGCCGCCCTGGCCATCCTCCAGGCCCCCAGGGCTGAGGTGTTCAACATCACGCTGGCTGACAACGGCCAGAAGGTGATCATCGACACCGCCTTCGACCCCGCACTGGTGGAGGCCATCAAGGCCCTGCCGGGCCGGGCCTACGTGGGTGGCTCGATCAACCACGCCGATGTTTCGGAGGATGTGATCGCCCTGGCTACCCAGTTTGGTCTCAAGATCCACCCCGATGCTCGTGCCGCCTGCTCGCACGCCCAGGAGGCTCTGGAGGCCCGTGACCCCGCAGCCCTGGCCGCTGAAGATGTGAAGACCGTCATGGCCCATGTGAGCCGCCAGCAGGACCCCACGGCCCTACCTCCGGTCTTCCTGGACATGCTGGCCCACGTCCTACCCACCGACATAGCTGAAAGGGTGATCTCACGATGAGCACCACCACCATCTGCCCCGTATGCACCGGCTCCGGTACGACCTACCTGGAGCACGATGACGGCTCGCTGTCACAGCAGCCCTGCCCGTTCTGCAAAGGCCGCAAAGACGCGGCCTGGGTAGCCCAGGCCCAACGCACTCGCGCGCAGCAGGTGATGGCGCGACGTGTGGCCTTCAGACTGCCCGTCCTGGTCATCTACCTGATCGGTCTGGGTGTCATGGCCGGGCGCGTACCTGTCGGCTTCCTGGTCTTCTGGGGCATCGGTGCCGTGGGCATCGCCATGTGGGTATTCAGCAAGCCGAAGCCAGCCAAGGTCCGTCGGCCTGACCCTATGACCACTGACCACGAGAGGCTCGTGAGTGGCGTACTGCTGACCGGCCTGGCCCTCAAGGCATGGGAGATGGAGCACCAGCACCGGAACAATCAGAACCGTGGCCGATAGCTCACAAGGATCTCCTCGTTCTGACTTGCATCTGGGGGTGAGGCCGACTAGCTTGGGTGGCATGGCTACTACCACCACCACCGGGGTCAACTTCGACTCCTTCCTTCCTGAGGGTGAGACCCTCTTCGACTACCAGAACACGGGTGTTGCCTACGCCCTGGTACAGACGGCCGACGGCAAGGGCACCTGGATCGCCGACGAGCAGGGCCTGGGCAAGACCCGCCAAGCAATCGTGACCGCCAAGGTCCGAGGCTCCGCCAAGATCCTGGTGGTCTGCAAGGCCAGCCTCAAGGCCAACTGGGCACGCGAGATCAACCGCTGTGCTCCTGAGTGGACGACGCAAGTCCTGGGGGGCACCCGCCCGTTTGAGACCTTCGCCCAGTGCTGCATCATCAGCTTCGACCTGCTGGCCACCTGGGCCGACAGCCTGCTGCTGGAGGGTTTCGACGCCCTGATCATCGATGAGAGCCACTACGTCAAGAGCCTGGGCACGCCCCGCAAGCCGGTGCAACGCACCGCCGCCGCCCTCCAGATCGGTGAGGACATTCGCAACCGCCGGGGCCTGGTGCTGCTGCTGTCGGGCACTCCCCTACTGAACCGCCCCGTCGAACTGGTCACCCAGCTTCGCCTGCTGGGTCGCCTGACCGAGATCGCCCCTCAGCCTCGCAAGGGTGACTCCGACAAGGACTGGGAGTACAGCTTCAAGTTCACTTTCTGTGGCCCCGAGCACAACGGCCACGGCTGGGAGTTCAAAGGCTCCAGCAACCTGGACCTGCTGAACCTCCGCCTGCGCGGCACCTGCTTCGTGCGCCGCCTTCGCAACGAAGTGCTGGACATGGACGAGACCCACCGTATCCACACCCCGCTCAGCCTGAACGGTGGCCTGGACGCCTACAAAGCCATCGAGGATGCCTTCGACCCCTCGGGACCGGGGGCCTACCTGAAGCTGCTCACCGACCTGCGCGTGGCCGTGGGCCTGGCCAAGATCCCCGCCGCGGTCGACTGGGTCGAGACCTTCATTGAGGAGAACCCCGGCAAGAAGCTGGTGGTGTGGGCCTGGCACATCGAGGTCCAGAAGGCCATCGCCTCCGCCCTGGCCAAGGCTGGCATCAAGGCCATCTACCTCAAGGGTGCCCGTGACATCGAAGCCGCCAAGGACGCCTTCAACACTGGTGACGTACAGGTGATCGTGTGCTCGCTGCAAGCACACCGTGAAGGCCATACGCTCGTAGGCAACGGCCACGATGTCACCGACTGCCTGTTCGTGGAGCAGCCATGGCATCCCGGTGCCGTCAGCCAAGCTGAGGACCGGATCAACCGCATCGGCCAGAAGGCCGACGCCGTGTTCGCCCACACCCTGGTGGTCGAGGACACCGTGGACGGTTGGCTGGTCGACCTGATCGCCCAGAAGTGGGCCACCTTCCGGGCCGCGGCTGACGGCAGCATCGCCGAGTCCGAGGAGATGGACATCCAGAACCTGCTCCTGGGCATCCTCCGCTCCCGCCATGAGGGAGGTGCCAGCTAGCACGAAACTACATAGACCGTCCACTACCCGGTAGCCGCCTGATTTCCCAGGCGGCTACTGGCTTTCCTGGGCTTAGCTGTGGCCTCACCATCCCCTGTACGGCCCGCTGAGACCTTGGTGAGGGTGGTTGGTGCCCAGAGGGGGCATCGGGGCTGAGAATGGCTCCTAGGCATGTCTGAACGAACCCTAGCTTGTGGCACGGTTGTGCTCGTTCTGACTTGCGTCCTCCTGGTGACGCCACTACCATGGTCCCCATGGCTACTAAAACCAACCCCGTCACCCCTGAACTTGAGGCCAAGGCACTGAGTGTCGTCGCCTCCCTGACCGGCCCCCCGGCTGGCTTCGTGCCCGCCACCCCAGGCCAGGTCACCGTCGGCCAAGTGGTCTCCTGCTGGGGCCACAACAAGCAGCGCGTGGGTGTGGTCACCGAGGTGACCAAGACCCGCATCCACGTCCTGTTCACCACCCCCGGTGCCATCACCGAGGCCGAACGCATCGTGGCCCTGAACCACGCTGAGGACCCCGAGGCCAGTGTGGCCTCCTCCCGCAAGCAATACCTCCGCAACCTGGATTTCTACCGCCAGGAGGCCGACCCGGCCACGGCCAAGCATTCCACCGGCAAGTACGCCGGGGAGCACACTCCCGAGTACTACCAGGCCAAGCTGGCTGAGATCGAGGCCCAGGGCGTGGAGGCCATCCTGGCCCGCATCGAGCAGGACTGCCGTGACCGCATCGCCCGCAACCTGACCAAGTCGTTTGTGGACTACCTGGGCTACACGCACTCCTGGAAGAAGATCGCGGACTGCTATGTCGAGGAGGTGGTCGCATGACCATGACCGCCACCGCCCGGATGCACGTTGTGCCCCAGGTAACCCTCCAGGATCTCCAGGCATTCCTGGACCGCCTGGCCGCACTCACCCCTCCGGCTGTTCCCTACCTGAATCCGGCCCGGATCTACGATTGTGAGGAGGAGCCGCCTATGGCCTGAACCTCTGAATCGACATGTGACACTGAGCCGCCCTCCCGTAGGGCGGCTCTTGCTTTACCCCAGGAGACGGCCAGAGACTCACAGGAGGCCCGGTTAGGACATTGGCCGATCAGCACGCCCTGGTCGCAGTATCCGCCCAGGAGAGGGCACCTACGGTGTGACTGAGCCATCCTGGCCTTCAGTCCGCTCCAGGGCCGTGCCTAGCTCCGCCAGGGCCGTGTAGAGGGACCGGAGTATGGGCAGACGTTCACGAGCCGCGGCCAAGGACCTGTCCGCTCTGGCTACCCCGCCCACGCCGTACTTCTCCAGGATCTGCTCCTCAGCCATGAGCCGGGCCTCCTCGTCCACGAGCACGGCTGAGTCCAGCCGGGTGCAGATCTCGACCGCCAGGGCCAGCACATGGGTCTCCTGGAGGTTGAGGTACAGAGGCAGCACCGGACCCATGTCCCGTTCACTCACGCCACCACTGTGCCACAGACCGTAAATCGCCCTTGAGAGACGCCGCTAACGGAGTGAATACACCTACTACATGGAGTGAGTGATAGAGCACATAGCAGGTAGCTCACAAGTGATCAACTCAGTGCCCTCCAGCTACCAACTCACATCTACCAAGCAGGTGTTGGTAGCCTGGCCAGCCACACAACCAGCCCATGCCTCGGCTATGCATAGCTATGCAGTACCAGGACCACCCAGGAACACCCAGATACTGGGGGGAACTGAATGAGTCAGCAACCACAAGGCTCATTCAGCCAGTGGGGCAGTGCAGTGGTGCAGTCCCAGAGAGCCAGGGGTACACCTATGCAGCCCAGTGCATAGACCCCCCCGCCATTAACCAGGCTGGCCCCATGGGTGGGACCAGGACACCCACATAAAGGGGGGTGGATTCGGGGGATAGTACCGGGGGAAAGAGGGAGGTAGTACCTCTATGAAGCGTGAGGAACTGTGGGGAACTAGGCAATGAGCCTACCGAGGCAGGACAACCACTTAGCCCGAATAGAAGCGAAGGCATCGATGCCGTAGTGCTCGATCCTCCAGTGCCCGACCAGGACTCGTTCCCGGTACACCACCGCCACCTCTTCCGGCGCTACGTCTTCGCCTCTCAGGGCCTTGCCTATCACGGTCTCCATGCCCACCATCATCCAGCGCCAGTCGGGCGGGTGGGCGCTTCCCAACTCGCCTCGTTCCGCCAGGTCGATCATGTTGGCG